CTCCGTGTTCTCTTCAAGATCTTTTTCCATGATCTTAATTTTAGTGTCAGCAATGTTAAGGCGCTCTACAATTTGGAAATAGCCCATGGTGCCCAAGGCTACGATTACGATCAAACTGATTACCGTTTTCATCGGCATCTGTACAGCTTGTTCTTCTCCGATTTTTAACGCCATAAATTACACCCAAAATTTAGAAATGATACTATCCCAAATTTTCTTTATTTTGTCTTTTATTTTTTTTAACATTTCCATCTCCTTCTCGCTTGTCTTAATCTTGAATTAGGATCTTTAGCAGCTTTAGGGAATTTTTTCATTTGACCTGCACTTCTTGCGCAGAATGATTTACGCCTTTTAGCAGCCTTAGATCCAGGCTTTACTTTACCTGTTACAGCAGTTTTTAGTTTAGATCCAGGGTTTTCTTTTCTGTATCTAGCTACTCCAGCTGCTGTCATACCGGCACCACTTTTTGTAGACCGATAATATTTTTTTGTACGAGGAGGTTGAACATCACCTCCACGTTTTAATTTTAAAAGTTCTGCGGTATACAGATCCATTTAACTCCTAACCATCAAAATAAATAGTAACAGAATTACAATTTACTTCTGAAAATTCAACAAAAGCACCATCTTTGTATAATATTCCATCTTGTGGAATGTTAACTGTACTTATGTCTCCCTCAGTTGCTTGAGTTCTTAAAGTTAATAAGGATGTGCCCGAGATACCTCCGTCTCTTACCTCTACACTACCAATTGCTCCGCCAGACGCAACGTTCGCTTGTCTAACTCTAGTTCTGCCATCAAAGACTGAACCGAAAACATCAGCTGTCATACCTAATGAAACGTTAGCTGCAGGTTGTGCACTAACTGTTGCTGAAGTTATTGTTAAAAAAGCTATAGTTGTTCCAGAAGTCGTAGTTGCTGAACCAGGTAAAGTTATTACCTCAGTTGCGGCTGCTCCACTTTGATCTGTTCCAACGATTGTAACTGTTTTACCTCCGTCAGATGATCCAGACGTTGTCGCTGTAATTTTTCTTGCAGTGTTTGTACCAAAAGAAGTTTTAGCCAGCGTAAATGTCGTCGTCGGCTGTGCAGCGGCAGCAACAAATGTAGCGGTAGATGCATTAGCATCGATAAATGTTTTGGACTTTACATCACCTATATACATATTTTTTTTCTCCTATTCTTGAGAAGCTCCCGAAGGAGCTCCTAATTTTTATTTATTAAAACTGTTGTACGTTTATAATAAATCTAAAGTTACCACTAGCTGATGCATTTACTGTATTAGTAATTTGCAAGAAAATACTTCTTGCTGCACCAGAAACGTTTGCTGCTGGGGATGCTGCTGGTGATGCGTCACTCACAGTAGTATTTAACAATGTTAAATTGTAACCAGCTCCTGCAGGAACAGTTGTTCCACCATCAAGAATTTGATCAGTGATCGCAGCAACCAATTGTGCTCCGCCTGTTGCAGTTCCAACTTTGAAACCAATGTCACCAGCACCTGTTAAAGTTGGTGCAGATGTGCAAACGATATCAATAGAAGTAATGATGGAATTATTTGGTTGAGAAAACTCAACTTCAGTTGTTCCAGCAGTTGCCGCTACAATTACGTCAGCAGTTCCTTGAGCTACAAGTTTAGTTCCAGTGTACTCACCTGATGAGTTAATTGCGAACACATTTGTGAAAGCTCCAGTTGTTTGATTTTTTGTTGCTCCAATGAAACCGTTTTCGGATCTCACCGGACCGTTAAATGTAGTATTTGCCATAATTATATCCTCCTAGTTTTGCGGATACTGTCTCTAGGCCGTCGACTATACGCGTCAGTATCCTTTTTTTAATTGTATAGTATTTAGATTATACATAAAAAAAGGGCGGCCATAAAGACCGCCCTTAAATATTAACTTTTATTAACTACGATTACGCAGCACCTGGAGATCCGAAGATTCCTCTAGGGTCAGAAAAGCCGAAGCTGTATCTTTCTCTAGCTTTGAATCTTACGTTACCAGTATCGAAATCACCTTCAATAGCTGTTTTAATCGGACTTCTTACGAAGTGTTTTAAGCCATTAGGTGCATCAGTCATGATGAAGAAAGCGTCAGTATCATTTAAGAAATGATTTACTCTGTAACCTTCTGGCACCATGCCCATGTTCATCACTGCGTTAATGTCGTTGTCAGCTGTTCCGACTCTTTGAGGTGATCTTAGAATTCTCTCAGCAGTAAATTGTAATTCTTTTGGAATTATCATTTTTCTACCTTGAAGTGCAATTTTAAGGCCTCTTTCGTCTACGAAAGCTGCAATGTCGATTAATGATTGCTCAAGTGATGTTTCGTTTAAGTCTGCAGCAACTGACAATTCATTTCTGAAAGTTCCACCATTTGATAATGGGTGTGCATCAGATAATAAAGATACTCCGTCTCCACCATTGTTAACAGTGAAACCGTCATTAAGAACAGTAGCAGCTTTGATCTGTTTTGTGTGCGCCATAGATCTTGCTAAAGCTCTTGTGTATCTGCCAGCTAATCTGTCATACAAGTTATCTTCGATTGCTTCCTCTGTGATAGCAAACGCGAGAGCTACTGTCTCGTGTGAGTATCTAGCAGTGAATGCTTCCGTTGCTTGGTCAAAAGTCACCATAGCACCTTCAGCTTTAGTGGATGCTCCACCAAAACCAGAAAGCATTACTTCTTCTTCGAAAGCTCTGTCAGATGTCTCTGTATTAAAGATTTCTGCATGCTCGTTGTCGTATCTATTGTACTCCAGGCCAAATAGAGCATTCAAACCTGGTTCTAGTTCTTTAACTAGTTGTGATCGTGATATCGCCATAGTTCTATCCTCCTATTATAGCCCAGCAGTCTCAACGTAGAAATGGTTATTGATTTTCACCAATACATCTACGTTAGCACTTCCAGCTTCGTCGTTGTCTGGATCTTGGGAAATATCAATTGCTTTAAGCATGAATGTTCCGTTTGTTCCAGATACTGAAAAGTCTAGTTGTACTTTTGAGATACCAGTTGTTGTATTCCCAGTCACGTTAGTCACTGAGAAGTTTTTAAAGATATCTGCTACTGCAAAAGCACCGTCACAGTCAATTTTGTAAACTACCTGTGGATCGTCAATTACGTTAGCGACTATGTCACTAGCAACAATTGATCCAGGGTAGAAGTTTTTGAATGTCGGCTTCTGAGTAGTAGGATCTGTGTAAAACACTCCATTAAATACTCCTACAACAGCATCAGAAGTGTTAGCAGTATGTCTAGTAATTGTACCGTCAGCTTGAGGTACTACTAAATCACCTTGGAACATTGCTGTACCATGGTTGCTTGCAATTCTATATCTGTTTTGAGCATTAATAAATGGAGAGCCATCAATTTTACGAACTGGTCTTAGTCCGTATTTTTCAGATGTGTTTGCCATGTTATTTACTCCTCATTATTTATTTTACAAATATAGATGGAGACTATTACAAATAAATTATTGTTTTCGTCCACCACCAAATGTTACCCTAGTTTGTCTATCGATGTTAATAGGCATTCCAGGCTGTTGTTCCTTCATGAGATCATTATCAACTGCGGACATTTGGCTTTGAGATACTTTTTTAAAGTATTCAGCGCGTTGTTTTGCAATCTCTTCCGGTATCCTTGCCAACACAAGGCCTTGAGTTCCGACTAAACCACTGTACTCACCTTTAGCAATTACAGGGAAAGAATTTTTGCCAATCTCTTTCATAAGAGCTTCGGCTCTAACAAATTCCCATCCTTCTCTCATTTTCTTCGATACATTCGATGTATCTTGAAAACCCATGCTTTCGACTCTGATCCATCTCTGGACATAGCCTTTAGGTGGTTTGGGTGCATCCAAACTCGATGGTGGCATCCAAGTCTTAGGAGCTTCTTTTGAAACTCTTGACTCGTCGCCGCGTGAAGTCCTTTTATCTTTATCGCTCATATTATTTATCCTCCTTCACGTATTTAGCGTATTCATCTAGTGGCACGTTTAATTTTTTAGCAATAGCCACCTGTGAGGCCGTGAGTCTCACAGTTCTGCGTCCCTCTTGTTTGCGACCAGCCGAAGCAACGGTTTGGACGGGTTTCCTTTGCTCTTTTACCGGCTCATCTTCTGATTCAAACTTACTAGGAAAGTAACTTTTCAACCTAGTGTTTACCTCATTATAATACTCGTCACTGTCTGGTTCAATACCCTCAGTAACAACATTATGATGAATAGTAGTAGCTGCATCAGTCATAACTTTATCATCACCAAACCATGGATTCTCCTCTGCCCACTTTTTTGCTTTAGGACTTAATTGTGGTGCAGTGTTTGGCGCTGCAGATTGAATAGCATTTTCTTGTTTATCCTGCGATTTTTCTTCTTCTTTAAGCTTTTGTCTGTTCGCAAGTTCCAGTCTAGCTTTTTCTTTCTCAACTGCTAACTGAGTTAATTTATCATTAGCCTCAGTCATAGAATCGATATCCTGTTTCTCCATTGCAGTTTTTAACGCAGCTTTAACTTGCGTTCTTTGTGCATCTACTTTGGCATCGATTTCTTTGAGATATGCTTCTGTTGTTTGATCAAACTGTTTTTTGGATACATCAAATTTTTTCTGTAATCCCTTAGCGTAATCAAGCGCAGCTTTTTCTCTTCGTTGAGATTCTCTCATCTTACCAGTCAATTGATTTATTCTAGACTGATAATCGTCTTTTCTCTTTTTTAGATTAACAGGTTTTTTTTCTTCTTTAGGTGCCTGTTCTTCTGTCTTAACTTCCTCCACTACAACTTTGGATTTTTCCTCTTGTTTTGATTCATGGTCCGTATAACCTAAATCAACTTCTCCAACATTAAGTTTCGGTTCTTCTTTTGTTTCTTCTTGTTTTACCTCTACGTCTTTTTCTTTAGCGTCTGATAGATCTAGTTCAACCTCTTTTTCTTTTTTAGGTTCTAGTTCCTCAACGTTTATTTTTTGTTCTGCCATTTTATCCTCCTAAAATAAATGGAGGATATCTTCTGGTTTATTGATTGTTCCTATAATCTCATCGTCGTTCAATATTCTATGCTCACCAAATTTCGTTTGAAATCTTGAACCAGAATATCTTCCATAAACAACAAACTGACCTTTATTACACCAAGGTCCAGTAGGAAATTTTTCTTTGTCTTGAAAACAAAGATCTCCCATTTTAACCACTAAGCCGACAACTGTTGTCATTTGAATTGTTTCTCTAGTTGTGTCAGCTAAATGTAGTCCGCCCTTAGTTTTAGCAGATGGTTGATATGGACGAACGAGCAACCGATAGCCAACTGGCTCCGGTATAACTGCAAGGTATTTTTTTATACCTTCGGGATCTGTGGGAATTTTGTCTTGTCCAGTGTCACCTGTTTGATTAGTTATAATCTTAGGTTCCTTTGGTTTGATCAATTGTACCATCATTGTCCTCCTTTTGCAGGTCGTCATTTACGTCCTGTAGCAGTGCTTCATAAGCACTGAGTTGACCCCTAGCATACTGCAATTTTTCAACGCTGTCTACACCATAACATATATGGTCTTTTACATTTGAAATTTTTTCGTTCAAATGTTTTTTCAACGCTAATGCAGAATAAGGATCTAACATTATTTTTTGCCGTTTCTAAATATCTGTGTACCTTTGATACCAAATATACTAGCAACAACAAGAATCCATAAATTTGTAAACCAACTAGGCAAAGATTGAAAATATTCAAAAAATAATTTTACTTTTTCCATTGCCTCGGGATCGTCAGACATGACTGCCCACATGAGCACCACGATGGGCGCCGATATAATTATAAGAACAAATTCATCCTTATAGTCGTTTTGACGAGCCTCAAGCAATTTACCTTGGTAAGCCTCCTCACCTCGAGCCATTTTTTCGGCATGCATGAGTTGTGCATCCGACATTGCCATTTTTGTTTTTTGTCTATTTGCGTATATCTTACTTCCAGCTTGTAACGCTATTTTAGCTAAACTAAACCATGCCATTTTTATTCTCCCTAAAATTACTTAACTCTTTATTTTTTTCATTAGCATCAACAATTTTTTGCAAAAGTTTATCTGCTTCTTCTAAATTTTGTGGATGTTCTCCTATACCCACAGATCTTTCTAGATAAATTTTTAAAGTTGCTTCTGCTTGCGCAATGTCAGCCTCGTACTTTTTTGATAAAGCTTCGATGATGACATCTTTTAATTTCATTTTGTACCTTTAAAACTAAAGCCACGTACGGCCTTTCCAATACCCTTTATACCATCTGGTCTATGAGGGCAAGACATATTTCCGCCCCCTTTCATTTTAACTGGCATTTGACTGTTGGGTCCTTTTTCGGGAGGAGGCCCGCTAGGTACTCCCCCCGACTTATAAGCCCGGAAAGGAAAAAATGATTGGGCATTAAAAGTCTGTTTTTGTGGTTGTATAGGTTTTGCTTTTGGAATCAAGGGTTTTTTTATTGGTTCATTATCACCACCAGTGTCTGTTTGTGGTGGTTTGTAGGGTCTATACATATTTCTTGTAGTTAACATTTCTCCACCTAATGGATCTGTTTTTCTTGCTTCCCTAGTTGCTTTTTGTTGTTTAGTTGCTTTTTGTAAAGCTCCAATAGTTGAAGTAACAGCAGTCACAGGTAAATCTAAAATTTTGCTAACTCCAGCGCCAATAGTTTTAGTAATCGTGCTTCTAGAAGGTGACCTAGTTTTAGTTTCAGAACCAGATCCAGCACCGCCTGTAGCTTTTATATTAGCTGCAACGTTCGCTGATTCAGAACCTAAATCGCCAGTATCGACTTGTGAATAACTAGCAGATGGAGTTGTGCCGTATGCTTCTCCTTCATAATCAAAGCTACCACCTCTTTTTAATTTTATACCACCACCTTTTTTTACTTTTTCAACTTTATCTATTACACCTTTGTTTTTAGATGCATAGAAAACTTCAATACCTTTTTCTTTACCGTATTGTTTCTTCATTGATTTTAAAATTTCTTTACCCTTTTCGTTTAGCGGCATTTTTATCCTTTTGTACTTGTAGCTTTTCACGTGCAACCTTAATTCTCTCTTCAGATTGCTCTTCTTGATTTTCTAATTTAATTTTTTGTATTTCTAAATTTTCTTCTATTTGATTTTCTTTTAAATCAAAGTTCATCATAGACTCATTTGCTTTTCTTTGTAAGTCCATAGCCCTTAAATCTATTTCAGCTTGCTTTAATCTTACTAATGGATCTTGATTCATAGCACCTTCTTGTTGTGCTAACTCAGTTGTAAGCGTAGATATTCTTGCAGCTACCATCGCATCGATCTGAACTTGTGCTGCTTGCGGATCATTCTGTAACATTTCCTGCATATTAGGATCTTCACTAATCATTGCACCTACTTCACCTTGAGCTAAAAGACTTACATGCTCAGATATATGCCCTTGTAACAAAGCATAGACCATTGGGTTTATCTGAACCATTCTCGTAGCCATAAATGCTCTATGAGAATTAATATGAGCCTTGTGATCTTGTTGTGGGAAGGCTTTTGGTATTTTCATCTGTAATGCTTCAGCATTTTCGATTGCTGGGTCCTTTGGTATCAAAAC